CAATTTTTTACAGGTGGGGAATCCGTATTTGGCGACTTTGTAAAGTGGATTAATCAGCTAATTGATTCCCTTAAAGAACTTGCAGTTCAATTTTCTAACTGGATTGATGAAGGATTCAAATCAGTCTTTGGTGACTTTATTAAATGGATAAACGATGTTTTGGATTCAATCGAAAAAATTTCAGAAAAATTTGCTAACTTGATTAGCGGGGGTTTCAAATCAGTCTTTGGCGACTTGTTGAATTGGATAGATGATTTTGTATCTTCAGTCGGTAAAATTTCAATGGAATTTTCTAAATGGTTTGGTGGAAAGGCTTTAGCAATTTCAAATCTCTTTCCGAAAACAGCAAGCCCACAACAAATCTCAAGTGGTGGAACGACTGTTTCTAACAATGTAAACAACGCGCCTAATGTAAATATAAACGTCAACGCTGCTGGAATGACTCCGACTGACGCAGCGGATGCAGTTGCTACTGGTGTTCAATCCGGTCTATCAAATGTTTTCAGACAGGCAGCTCAAAACTTTAAGCCTGCGGGGAGCTACTAATGGCACTTGCGACTATTTTTCCAGCTCTACGAAAACAAGTCGGAACGTCTTTTTTAAGACAAAAGGCGGTTAGAGATAAAGAAACAAATGAGATTAATTTTGAAAACTCAACTCCTTTTGCTGTTCAAGTGACGTTGACTGAGTCTTATGATTTCAATGCAGATATCTCTGACAATCCAGTAGAAAAAGGTTTGGATATAACTGACAACATAAACATACGTCCGCTTGAGATTTCTCTCACAATGAAACAGTCTGACACTCCTATTGCCTTGCCTACAATCATTGGAGCAGCTGTTACTGGTGCGGGCATATTGGGTTCTCAAGTTGCTGGAGCGGCTGGACAAAAAATAGCAAGTGGCGTCACAAGTCTTTTATTAAAAAAAGATACAAAAGGACTTTCTAGGACTTGTTATGAAGAATTTCGGAAACTTTTTGAATCTAAGTCATTGATAACAGTTCAAACTGGCTTGGATTTATTCCCGAATATGGCGATCGCATCAATCCAATTTAATAGGAATCAAAACACAGGAAAGTCTATTGATTTCACAGTGCGTCTTAGACAAATTCGACTTGTTTCAAGTCTTGCGATTGATGTCCCAATAAAAAAAGGTGGAATTGCAGATCAGGCAAAGAAAAGAGTTGACATTGGTCGTCAAGAAACAAACGAGATAACTGACAGTAATCGTCGAAGTTATCTTGTTTCACTTAAGAAAGTAATCTTTGGGAGCTAAAGATGGCACTTAGGGAATTACCTTTAAGGTCTGACCTTGCTTCGTATAGTTTTAGGACTGAATTGGACGGCAAGTTTTACACTTGGAGATTTTCTTGGAACACTCGGATGCAGAAATGGTTCTACGACATTTTGACTGAGGATGAGGTTCCAATTCTTATGGGACAACCCGTTTTCGTAAATTTTGCTGTCAGTAAAAGGTTCAAACAAAAAGAGCTTCCACGAGGTTCGTGGTTTTTTTTCGACACGTCAAATAAAGCTATCGACCCAGATCGTAATGACCTTGGCAGTAGAGTAATCCTGATATACGAGGACGAAAATGAATGAGGTTTTATTTGGTCGGTATGCTAGTCTCATTTTCACAAGAGTAGGAGCGAAGTCACTTGATGTTTCTGGCTTGAGAGTTTCGTTTGAAGTCACAAAGACGATCGACTCAACTGCAAACGCAGCTAAGATTGACGTTTACAACCTAAGTCAAGAATCTAGGACATTCGCCGAATTGGATGGAGTGGGCGTCTTGTTAAGCGTTGGTTATTCTGGTTTCAATCAAAATCCAGTGGCACGAGGGATTTTCAAAGGAGATATCTTAAGGATTCAGCACGTAAAAAATGGCGGTGATATAGTCACTACTATTGAATCAGGCGATAAAATCAAGGCTATTGCCAACACAAATATAAATGTCAGTTTCACTTCGGGAACACCAATAAAACGTCTTATTGATGTTGCAGCGAAAGAAATGGGTGTTTCGATTGGTGAATTACAAGGAATTGAGTCAAAGCAATTTCTTCGAGGCTATTCTTCTAGTGGTCGAGCAGCTGACCAACTCTCCTTGCTGGCAGATATGGTTGATGCAGATTGGTCAATCCAAGACGGGGTTCTACAATTTGTAAAACGTGACAAATCTTTGTCTCAAAAGATTCTGGTCTTTACTCCTGAAACGGGCTTGATTGGTAGTCCGAACAAAAAGGTGGATGAAAATGGAGTGACCAAAATACAATTTACGTGTTTGATTCAGTCTCAATTGCGTCCAGGGGCAAAGGTTAGAGTCACCTCTAAATTCGTATCTGGAGATTATAAGGTCACAAGTGTTACCCATCGAGGTGACACTAGAGGTGGAAACTGGTATTCAGAGGTTGAGGCACAATGAGCAGTACAAATGATATCCAACTTCTGGTTACAGCTATTAAGAACGCAATTGATTCGCGGCTGTTCGATCTTCACACAGCTATGCCAGCCGAGGTTGTTTCTTTCAATGCTTCAAATAATACGGTGGTAGCCCAGCCAGTTTTGAAAAGAAAATTTTCAGATGGTTCTGTGAAGAATCTTCCACAAATTCAAAACGTGCCAGTCTGTTTCCCTAGGGGCGGAGATGGAATTCTTACATTCCCAATTCGTAAAGGGGACTATGTTCTGTTGGTGTTCTCCGAGCGTAGCATTGACGTTTGGTGGGATAAAGGCGGAATCGTCAACCCAGACGACGCTCGCAAGCACAATCTTTCCGATGCTATAGCGATACCAGGAGTCTATCCTCGGCCTAAAGCAAGCGCGCGCGTAAGCTCAAGTCATGTTCGCCTCGAAAACAACAACGCCTCCATTGAATTGCAATCCAATGGGAAGTTCAAAATACGCAATCTAAACGGCGAAGAATTGTTTGATCTGTTGTCTCAATTGGCTCTAGCGTGTTCACAGATTTCCAATTCCTCAGGTCCTACTTTTAATGCTGCGACGTTTACAACGTTAAAAACAAAATTTGATTCATTGAAAGGAACATAGAAAATGGCATTAAACGGAAACGCTTTAGGAACAGCTATATTCAACGCTTTAAAAAACCAACTTGGATGGACGCCGCCTAACGCCGACGATGCTCAGGCTTTAGCAGTCTGGCAAGCTATCGCTTCCGCAATTGTTCAGCATATCCAAACTAATGGTATGGTTACTGGACAAGCTACGGGAGTTATGTCAGGTGGTGCTGTAGCTCCAGTTACTGGTACAATAAGCTAATGGCTGATTTGAAGTTATCCAATACTTGGGACCTTGATCTCTATGACGGAGACTTAGTTATCATTGAAGATGACGACGCCTTGCGACAATTCTTAAAGCAAAGGCTACAGATGTTCTTGGGAGAGTGGTTCTTGGATGTGTCAAAAGGGGTTCCTTATTTTCAACAAATCATGGTCAAAAAGCCTTCATTTGAGGCTGTCGATTCAATTTTCAAAACTCAAATCTTAGAGACGCCAGGAATTTTGGAGCTAGAAAGTTTTGAGTTAGATTATATTGGAGAGAATAGAACACTGACACTTTCTTTTAGGGCTAAAAGCACTGAAGGCGTGATAGATTTTAATGAGGAAATATCTCTATGAGTGGATTGACAGTAAACGGATTTGAAAGAAAACGTTTATCAGACATCAAAGAGGAAATTGAACAAAAACTTCGCGATGAGCTTGGTGCTTCAATCAATCTTACTCCGCCAAGTGTCTTTGCAACATTGGTTGGAATCTTTGCAGAGCGTGAGGACCTTCTTTGGCAACTTGCAGAAAATGTCTATAACGCTTCGTACCCTGACACAGCTGAAGGTGTAAGCCTCGACAACGTTGTGGCAATCAGCGGTATCACTCGACAAGCTGCAACGAAGTCAACACTGTCTGCATTATACATGAAAGGCACAGTAGGAACAGTGATTCCTGCTGGAACAGTGTTTAGTGTTTCTGGCAATCCACAAGCTAAGTTTTCTTCGGATAGCGCTGTAACCTTGGTAGCTGGAACTGATGAAGTCCAGACGATAAGTTTTTCAGGTGTTCCAACGGCTGGTTCGTTCAGACTCAATTATGAAGATGAGCAAACTTCCCTTATTTCATTCAACGCAACAGCAGCTCAAATTCAATCTGCACTCAATGCTCTTACAAAACTTTCTGGAGTTACAGTAACGGGTTCTTTTTCTTCAAACTTTGTGGTGACGTTTGCTGGTGACGATGGAAAACTTCCACAGCCTTTGCTCACTGTGTCCAATAACACATTGACTAACCCTAACCCCGTTACAGTGACAATAACTGAGACAACTGCTGGCGTACCTCAAGGTTCTTCGGCTGTTACTGCTGTCGACTTTGGTCCGACACAAGCTCTTGCTCGAACACTGACAGTTATAGACAACCCTATTTCTGGTCTTAATTCGGTGATTAATCTTGTTGACGCAACAGTTGGAAGAAACACAGAAACAGACCTCGACTTGCGTAAAAGAAGAAATGAAAGTCTTCAAATATCTGGTGCAGCAACGGTAGAGGCAATAAAATCAGCCTTACGAAACGTGTCTGGTGTCAATGCAGCTGTGGTTATTGAAAATCCGACTGATGTGGTAGATAGCGGAGGACGTCCTCCTCATTCTTTTGAAGCTGTAGTGTCAGGCGGAACAGATCAAAATGTTGCGAAAAAAATCTGGGAAACTAAGCCTGCCGGAATCGCAACCCATGGAAGCACTACTCAAACAGTCATTGATTCCATGGGAATTTCTCATACAATTAAGTTTTCAAGACCTAGTCCAGTAAACATCTGGGTCGTAGTAAACGTGACTACAAACTCAGATTTTCCAAACAACGGTGCTGCTCAGATTGAGGATCTTATTCTTGAGCGCGCCGCGGAAAGATTTGGAATTGGTGACGATGTTATACCAATTCCGACTTTGATTAGTGTATTGGATGAAATTGCTGGAATCACTGACGCAACACTCTTTGTTGGAACAGCTCCTAACCCAACTCTCGACAACCCAATTACAATCGGAGTGAATCAAATCGCAGATTTTGACAGCTCCAGAATTACGGTGAACGTAACCTAATGGCTAACGCAGATAACATAAACAATCATGTTCAGTCGGCTATTGCAAGATTGATTGAACAGTACAAAGGAAAGCCAAGAATCAAAGGGTTGATAACCGCCTTTGTCGATCAAGTTCAAGAATTGGAAGATGTTTTGTTTGATCTTAGAGACGATCGCTCTCTAAATAATGCAACTGGAGCGACGCTTGATAACATTGGTTCCATTGTTGGAGTAACTAGAATTTTCGGAGAATCCGACACAGCATATCGAATCCGAATCAAGAATGGAATTTTTACTAACCGAGCACAAGGAACACCAGAAGTTTTGATTGACCTTGTGAAAACATTTTGTGCACCTAACACAAATATTTATTTTTTTGAAGGAGCAGTGGCTAGTTTTGGTATTAATCACGATGACCAAAATATGACACAAGCAACAATCAACGGACTCTATAAGACTCTTAAAAATTCCAAAGCAGCTGGTGTTAGAATAGAACACGTCACTGCATTTGACCCAAGCAACGCGTTTTCATTCGCTGGAGACAGTCTGGGTGGTGGATTTGGAGATTCAAATAATACAAACGTGGGCGGTAAGTTTGCAGCCCTTCAATTGGAGACTTAATCATGCCGATATCAAAACCAAACGCAAAAACAAACTGGACAGTAGGCAATCCTAACTTCAACACAGTTACTATAGAGCCAAACAACTCTAAAAAACAAACTGGTTGGCAGTCGGCTGAAAAGCCAGCCTTCCAGTATATGAACTGGATTCATTATATTACTAACGAGTGGATTAAATATTTTGAGGACCCGCTTGGACAAATCACTATTATAAACAACACAAACTCACCATATAACGCGACAAGTCTTAACAGATGGATTGGTTGTAATACTACTGGCGGCAATATTACAATCAATCTTCCACCTGTTGCATCAAATACTGGAGTGGAGTTTTTAATCGCAAAGATTTCTTCTGATACTAACACAGTAACACTTGATGGAAACGGTTCTGAAACGATTAACAACCAAATTACTTATGTGATTAAACACCAATTTGAAACTGTAAGATTAAAAGAGATAAATGGACAATGGGTTTTAACAAGTAGTGCAGAAAAATTATCTGTCTCACCAATTCGCACAACTACTTATGCTATCAATTTATTGGATATTGGAACAGTCATACACATTAATTCAACTAACGGTTCATTTAACCTTAATCTTCCAACTCCAAGTGAAGGTTTTTATTTCACAGTGAAAGATGTTGGCGGCTCTTTGTCTACAAATCCGGTCACTCTTAATCGAGCTGGAAGCGAAAAGATTGAAATGCTAACAGCTAACTACCTACTTCAAGCAGACTATGGTGCTTGGAATATCTACTCCGATGGTACAGATTGGTTTTTGAGGTGATTCATGGGAAAAAATTTGATTAGAAAAACTTACAAGAATAAAGATTTCACTTTTACAGTTCCAGCTGGCGTCAGATTTATAGATTTTAAACTATCCTATGAAGCTGAATTTGGAATAACTAAACATGCTGGCGGTAAACAACTGATTGATACTTACGGCAATCTATATAGTTGGGGGGGTGGTGCTCAAGTTGGAGATGGCACTAATATTCAAAAGAATATGCCAGTTCATATTTTAGTCGGTAGAAAATTTGTTGCACTGCCTAGAAATACTTGCGAAGTATGGTCATGTTACGCGATACAAGACGGTGGAATGTTATGGGCTTGGGGAAATAATAGTTGGGGTCAACTTGGGAATGGGACATCTGGTAATTCTTTAAGCGTACCTGTATCTGTATCTATTAATAGCACATTTTTGAGAGTAGATTTTGGAGAAAATCATTTTATCGGATTAACTCATCAAAAGAGAATCGTTACTTGTGGTCGAAATAATAATGGTCAAATCGGTAATAACAGTACCTCTGATATATCGACGCCTCAAATTGTAGGCAATTTTAATACTAAGGATGTGTTCGCATTTAGAAATATATCTGCTGCAATAGATGAGGACGACAAACTCTATATGTGGGGAATTAATACTTCTGGACAATTAGGAGTTGGAACAACTAACAATCGTTCAACTCCAACTGCTGTTCTTGGAAATAAGTCGTGGTCTAAAGTTGAATCTAATGGTGATTCAACCTATGCAATAGAAAGCGACACAAAATTACTATATTCTTGGGGTCTGAATGACTATGGACAATTAGGGCATGGAACTACAACAAATAGATCTAGTCCAGTTGCAGTTCTTGGAAACAAAAAAGTAAAAGATGTTAAGGTTGGTGGATGGTCAGCCTATTTTCTTACAGAAGACAATGAGCTTTATTCAATAGGGCGTAATAACAATGGACAATTAGGGATTGGATCAACTCAAAATCAATCTTCACCAGTTTTAGTTGCAACAAATGTTCGTGAAATTAATCATCACACTTATGCTCAATCAGCGTTTTATTTCCTTGACTTTAATGATGATATATACTCTTTTGGTGAACCCTATTTTGGCGCACTTGGAATTAATGCCGCTGGACACAGATCAACGCCTACTTTGGTAGTCGGTGGATACAAATGGGCTAAATTAGTTTCTGAGGGTGGAATAACTAAAAATGGAGAATTGTTAAGGTGGGGTCCCAATGCTAGTGGTCTCGTGGGCAATAATAGTGTCAACGATGTATCTTCTCCTGTCAAAGTTGCGACTGCTTTAAACCCACTTCTTAATAACTTGATTCAAGTTTCATCAACAAAATTTGAGGTCACACCTGGCCAAGTTTTAGATATAAAAATGATTGGCGGTATTGTTCGTGTAAATAATACATACCTAGGCACTTGCTATGGAATTCCAGTTCTGGAATTATCCTTCAATGCTTAAAAAGATTTGGTCGTTACGTGTAAACAACTATTGGCCTGAATTGTGCGAGATATCAATTCCACTCATTGAATATTGGGCTGATAAAAACGGGTGGAAGTTTGAAACAATCTCAGAACGCCTTTGGCCTGAAATGCCAGTGACGTTTGAAAAGTTACAAGTCGGAGAAAAAGGAAAAGATGCGTCACACAATTTACTTCTTGATCTTGATATTCTTTTGCGTCCTGATTTCTACGATCCGTCGTTGTTCTTAGATCCCGCTTTTGTCGCGTCGAGTTACGGATTTCAGGCGTCGATAATGTTCAAGATTGATAAGTATTTTGCTCGCGATCAAAGGAATATTGGAATTGTTGGTAACTGCGTTTACACGACTGCTTTGACACACGATCTTTGGGAGATTCCTACTGACCTTAGCCACGAACAGATTCTAAATTCGACTAGACGACATCATATAGTTGACGAATTTGTCATAAGTCGAAACTTGGCCAAGTACGGACTCAAGTATTCTGGAGTTTCAAATAATCCAGACGATTATCTGGTACACATGGGATGCGAAGTCCTTGGCGAGGAAGAAAAAAAGAAAAAAGTTCAGGAGGCTTGGAATATAATCGACAATTGGTCAATTTGTTTTCCGGATATTGCCAAACTCTTTTAAAAGGTATCTAATGCCTTAAATGAGAACTAGGGAAGAAGTTTTAAAATATATCTGCAAAAACTTTTATCAAACTGGACTGGCTGTTGAGGTAGGCGTCAAGCAAGGACACTTTTCAAAAAAAATCTTATCTCACTGGGCTGGAAAAGTTTATCTCGTAGACGCTTGGCGATCGTATCCATCTGAACAATATCGAGATATTGCTAACGTAGACGATCAAACACACGCAATTTTCATGATGGAAACTGTTTATCACGTAAAGGATTATCGAGAGCGCGCAGTCATGATTCGAGATGAAAGTGTTTCTGCCGCTTCTTTGTTTAGAGATAAATCTTTAGATTGGGTTTACATTGACGCAGCACACGACGTAGATAATTGTTACGCTGATATTCAGGCGTGGATTCCAAAGGTGCGAGACGGCGGAGTGATCTGGGGTGATGATTATTTAGAAGGAAGATATTTTGACAGTGACTTTGGAGTCAAAACAGCTGTAGAGAAAAGTTTTAATTCATTCGAGACAAATGAAGGGAATTGCGAAGGTATTCCTCAATGGTGGAAGGTGCTGACATGAGGCTTGCGCTTTTAACTATTTCAGCTGGAGACTGTTTTGAAAAAATGGCTGCAATAACGCATCCGACTCTAAAGGCGTATGCGGACAAATGCGGAGCTGATTTTATTGTCTGGAAACACAAGCCATCACACTATAGCCACGCTGGCTTCATGAAGTTTGATATTGGAGATTTATTTAAAACTTACGACCGAGTTCTTTTTGTAGACACTGACATTTTGATTCGTGACGACGCCCCTGACTTATTTAAAAAAATTCCCGAAAATGCTTTTGCTGCTTTCAATGAAGGTCAATACATGGACAGGCGTCCAGCTATGGCGCAATTCTTAAGAGAAAAAGGATTGAATAATGAAGAAATAGACAAGGCGTGGTTGTCGTGCGGAAAGTATTTCAACACTGGCGTGATGATGATTCCACGCGCTTTGGCAAATTATTTTGTTCAGCCTATCAGACGCATTGAAAATTTCTACGAACAAACACAACTAAATTATGTTCTTTTTACTGCAATGAAAAACAGGCCAGAGATTCCTTTCATTGAGCTTCATTATAAGTTCAATCGAATGTCTCACATGGACAAGCCTACGGGAGAAGGCCGCTGGGATAGTTATTTTCTTCATTACGCTGGTGCAGTTGGACTCGATGGGAAGCGTGAATCCATTATCAAGACAATGGAAATGGACTTGAAGATATGGAACACACAACCAAGAAAATATAAGCGAAATGTTTTTGTGGTCGCTGGCGGTGGAATTGGTGACGTTATTGCTTCCGAGCCAGTCGTTAGATTTATGTGGGAAGAAATGTACCCTGAATCAAATTTTGTTTTACAAACTCCCTTCCCCGAGGTTTTTGAACATCTAAAAGAAACGGGTATGCAGGTCATGAAGTCGGGCACTAAGATTCCCGATGTTGGATTTTACGAATGTTACTTGATGCCAGAGCCGGAAAAGATAGTGAACGCTTTTATTACACACTCCCTTTGTCATCCAACAGACTACGCGTCAATCATGGCTCTCAAAGGACAAATTCCAATAGCGTTGAGGACACCAAAGTTAAAGACCAAGACACTTTCAAATGAGATTGAAGATAGACTTAAACAAAGTGTTTTAATTCACCCAGGAAAAGGTTGGAAGTCGAAAACATTCCCAGCCAAGTTCTGGGCTGAAACGTGTAAAAGTATCTCCGAAGCTGGATACCATGTTGCCATAATCGGAAAAACTGTAAACGAGACGCAAGGCGTCGTGGAATTCGATCATGGGGATGCTCTCAATCTTATTGATAAGCTGGATTTGTTGGAAACTTTTCGAGCTATTGAGCTAGCTCCAGTTTTGATTTCAAATGACTCGATGCCAATTCATGCAGCTGGTGCGTTCGATAATTGGATTGGCCTCATTGCTTCTTGTAAACACCCTGACAGAATTCTTCCCTATCGTAAGGGTTACCAAAGGTATAAGGCTTCTGCGTTAAATGTTGGACTTATTTATAGAGAATACCGTCCTACTCACCAGATTGAGGTGAAAATGGACGACGCTGAGGATTGGGAGATTGAGAAGTGTTTACCCAAGCCTGAGCAGATTATTCAATGGCTTGAAAAAATCCCTTCTGGTTTGAAAAAAATTAAAACTTAGACCTTATAGATTTTAACTTTGATAAAATAGAGTTATGACAGAAGGCGATCTCTCTCTCCAAAAACTCAAAGACAAATTAGTGATCGGATTTGGAACTATATTGACAACGTGCGCAATTGCGGCTGTTGCCAATATGTGGGCATTAAACGAAAAGTTAGCTGTAGTCATTACAACTATTTCTTATCACGATAAAGAGATAGAGAGTCTCAAAAAGTGGAAAGACCATGTTATGATGCCAGTTGGAAAGGAAAAATAAAATGGAACTAACTGATCTTATTCTTTCATTGGTTCAAAAGTGGCCCGTTGTTTCAACTGTTTTGATGGTTGTCGGAGTTCTTCGTTTCATAAACAAGCCCTTGTTTAGTTTTTTGAGAACATTTGTCTTGGCTACGCCTTCAAAAAAAGACGATCAAATTTTGGATAAGGTTGAATCCTCAAAAGTTTACAAAACAATTTGTTACATTCTTGACTGGTTTGGCTCTATTAAATTGCCAAGCAAAAAATGAGTGTCTCACTAATTCTTCAAATCTTACTTGCACTTTTCAAGGCTGTTCCCGCATTGAAAAATATGTGGGAGCGGCTTTTGGTCATGTATATTGAACGCCAACAAGCAATGCTCAAAGAAGAATTGAGGCTTGCAATTTACAACGCGATCAATCAGAAAGATCAGCGTGGCATTGAAGAAGTGATAAGGAATCCCAATGCAGGAAAACCAGTTGAAATACCCGACTCTCAAATTGTGGACAGTCTCCCTGGCGTTACTCCTCACCCTCCTCGCAAGTAGCGGATGCGTGACAAGAAAGCAGATTGAAGCTGCAACGTGGTTGAACAATTTCAATTCCATCGACCCTGAGCTTTGTTATCCCGATGGTCCGCTTTATCAGCGTGGTTTTTTTCGTCGACTTGATGATGGGAGATATCAATTTATTTCGATATGCACTGAGACTGCCTCGAAAATGTTATCTGCTACGCCCGAAGATTATAAGAAACTTATTGATGCTGCACTAGGTAGTAAAAAACGTGAATGACAAAAGAATCTCCTACGAAGAAAAAAAATCTAAGCTAAAAAAATTTTCAGTCTTTAAACTGGACGAAGATAAAAGAATCCATATCGCGTTTGTGTGGGGCGAGAATATCGCACAAGCTCAAGAGATTGCTATGAATTGGTTCTCTGGACAACAACTTTGGGAGATTGTCATTGAACCTTCAAATAAAAAAAAGAAGATGTTTTAAGACCGATATGGATAAAAAAAATAGAGCACCTAGAAATAGAACAATTACGCTCAATCAAGACGAAATAAACTTGTTTTCTCAAAAACTTATTCGCTTAGAAAAAAAGGCTAGCTTGGAGCAAATAACAAACACGACAATCAATCAAAATCTTTTCGAGGTGTTAGAAAATATTCCTGATAATTTTATTGACTTACTTTTTATTGACCCACCATACAACCTCACCAAAACTTTCAATTCCACCAGATTCAAAGAAACAAGTGATGAAAATTACGAGAAGTGGATTGATAGCTGGATGGTAAATCTAACTAGAGCTCTTAAAAAAAGTGCTTCAATTTATGTGTGCTGTGATTGGAAATGTTCATCGGCGGTTCATAACATACTGAAAAAATACTTCATTGTGAGGAATAGAATTACTTGGGAACGAGAAAAAGGAAGAGGAGCAAAAACAAATTGGAAAAATTGCTCAGAGGACATTTGGTTTGCAACTGTTTCAAATGACTATTATTTCAACGCTAACGCAGTAAAAATGA